TGCTGGGCCTGCTGCGTGTCCTACAACACCGCTAATGGTTCCTGTGGTGGTGCCACCTGCCATGTTTTTGTCAACTACCAAAACAAGGCCCAATGGGTTGCCGTTCCATGATGTTGCGGACGACGTTCCCAATGCGTTTTGACCAATAAGGTTTGGTGCGCCAGTAAACGGAAACACAGGGGCGCCCGTTGTCGTGGTAAGCATGCCCAATTTCGCCCATGTCACAGGACTTACGAAATAATGGGTTGGCAAGTAGTTGCTGGTGTTTGAAATTTGGTATGCGGCACCGTAGATCGCGGCAAGCCATGCTTCCGGGTCGGTGATATCTGCAACTGTTTCGGTTTGTGTTACACCGCTAACCATGGTGTCAACTGCGTAGTTGTCCGTGGCCTGTCCGTAGGCGATGGCCAACTGGTTAATGACGATGTTGAGCGAATTTGGGTCTGACCAGTCGAGGTCTTGTTCCGACAACGTGACGTAGGTTCCAAAAGTTAACTTTGAAATGTCGTTGTTTGTAACGGTGACGGTTGATGGGTCAAGCGCTGTCAACTGGCCTGTTGGCTGCTGGGTTACTACTGGGCGTGTCCCAATTTTTGGACGACGGAAAGTAGCGCCACTCTGTGGCATTGCGCGCGTACCAATTGCCGACACGAAAGGCCTCACAGGGTTTAGCGAGTCGTAGACACTGCCGGTGATGATTTCTGGCAAAATTCCCGGCGTCGAGTCGGTGTTGATATCTGGCGCAACGCCCGGTGCAGCTTGCACCATTGCGCTGTTGATGTTTGCGTTTAGTTGTGCAAAGTCTGCACCACCGCGCACAAATGAAGCGATGTATTCGCTAGGTGATGGCAAGCGCAACTTGCGGGCCTGTGCGTAAATCGGCTGCACGGCTGACGCTTCAATTACTGCTGGTGCTTCAATTTCGTTTGACATTTCGGTTACTTCCTTTTCTTGGTCTTGTTCTTTATTTAACTCTACTTCGGGTTCGTTTTGGTGGATACTGGCAGCGACGCGTTCTACCTTGGCCGCTTCAAATGCGCCATAGGGCAAAAGCGACAATTCCTGCCAATTCGCTTTGCTAACGATCATGGTTCCGGCTTCGTCAAAACTAAATTCGACTGGTTCCACGCCTACTGAAAGGCTGTCTAAAACGCCGTCCATTGCTAGTTGCAAACTTTCGTTGCCTAAAACGGTTTCACTAATTTTGGCCTCAAACATGACAAAGTTTCCAACTTCGGTGCGTTCGTTGACTATGCCGATTGGCTGGGTGCTGTCATGGTAAAGGTACATTTTTGGCTTTTTACCTTCAAGCGGTAGCGAGCCGGGCAAAAACCTAACCATTTGGCCGTCGGAAACTACGGCGTCAACGTTGTATTCGAGTGCGACGCCAGCAAGGGTGCGACGTGGCAGCGCGTCACCTTTTGCGGCGTCTAAATTTAATTCTTGTGGGGTCAACCTAAGCATTTGCTTGCCTCATTTCCTCGGGCGTTTCTTCAACGTAAACCTCGGTGTTGTATTCGTTTGCTAAATAACTTTCAATGTCAAACATAACACCGGTGCCACGCGGTAGTACGTTATCCGCGCTAAGTGTTTCTTGTATGCAATCTATGTACGGTTTTACGCCGAACGTGTAAAGATCGCGCGACGCTTCCGACGATGAAACGTAACTGTAATTTCCAATGCTCACGGAAACGAGGTACGCGGGGACATTGGCCAAACGAGCGATCTCTTTACTTTGGTACTCTGCTGCGTCAATCAAAAGCATTTTGTCGGGTGTTGCGGTGTTTGGTATTACCTCTACAAATTCGTTCACAGCACAGGTGGCTGAATTCAATCTTGCGTGATCATAGGCCGCGGCCATGTCCGATAATTCTTGGGCCGACATGGGCTCGCCGCCAACCTGCCGCAAAGTCGTGGCTGGCATTGTTGAAAGGCTGTTGCGATTGCGGGCCTGTTCCAACTTAAGCGCGGTGTTAATTGACGTATAACCGGTGTAAATCAAACCTTGTACCGGTGACATAAATTGGATTACGTCTTTGTAGTCAATTGGTAAACCGTTAAACAAAATTTGTTTTGATGGGCCGAACCTGACCGATGACTGCTGATCTTGCAGGGTAATCATTGCAGCTGGTAGACGCGTAAAATTCATTGGGTAGCCGTCAGCGCTACGTTCAGTAACAAACCAGTAGGCCGAACCGTAAAACAGCAAGTCGTCAAAAGTCCACGAAAGTATAAAGTTATTTGTTACGCCTTTGTCAATGCGACGCAACCAACTACGCGGCGCCTCGGGTACGCGTTCCATTTCGTCGCCGTTCCACATTTCTTTGTACATGACCAACGGCAAACAACCAATAACGCTTGCCATGAGATCGCGCGCACGGCTTAACGTTGGTACTTGCATAAATCGGGCGCGTTGATCGCCCTCAACATAGGCATAAAAGTTATTTATTTGCGACGCGCCAGCATTGCCACCGGCGGCGGCTTTAACGGTTTTTGCTGGTTCGGGTTTGTTGGTAAAAATGCCCATGTTTTTATTGTGTCACAATCTGCTGGGTTTTGGTGGCACTAGCCAGCGCCGACAATCCCCGACGGAAAGCGAGCCAACTAGTGCCGTTTTAACTTTACTGTAAACCGCTAACAATTACGGGTTTGCCAATTAGTTGTGGACGTGACGCTAAAGCTGCTGCCCAAATCATGCAACGGCATGCTTCAATAGGCCCGGGTGATCGAGTGCTAGATACCGCAACGCTGCCTTGGTGTTTAATCAAAACCGCGCGGTTTACATGACTGTTTAACAAGTTTTCGTTGTTGTGGGTTATGCGGTTTTCTAAGATCATGGCCCTAACGGCGCTAGTCCATTTCAACAATTCTTTGTAACCAACGATTGTGCGTCGGCGTTCATATTGTGGCGGGCAATGGTTTTCTAGCGCTGGCACAATGGCAAGCCGTAAGTTTGGGTTTAGCGTTATTTCGGTTTCTACTTTGGCCCATAATTCGGCAATGGTTCGCGCCACAAACGCTATTTTTACATGCGTTTTATTACCTACCTGTACGGCGCGCACCGCGGTATACGTGCTTTCGTCTACGGCTATTTCAATTGCAAGCACCCCGCCCGGTGGCGCTGGTTGATCGGTTGCTAACGCCTCGAATACGCCCGGCTCTAACCATGCGGTTGTGTGGGCCTGCCATAGGTTTACCGACGCACGTAGAAATGCTATGCGGTTAGGGCTTTCGGCTTCGGAATGAATTGTTTTTAGGTCAAGGGTGTGCCCTAGTGCTGGGTTGGCGTAAGCCCATGCTTCGGGTGTCATTGGGTCAATTGGTGGCGGGCTGTATTCGGCAAAGTAAAGGCTGGTTTGTTCGCCGCTGTCAATTGCGCGCAATCCTTGGTCTCGCCAGCGAAGCATGGCAGTACTTTCTTGCGTCCCCGCTGTTGACGTCATAAGAAAACTTGGGTTTTTTTTTGCGCGTTGGCTAGGTAGTAAACCTTCGTCAATTGCGGCTTGGCTAATGTCAAACACTTCGTCGGCAATGATGAGATCACATGAGTAACCGTGACCAGCTGCGGGGGTGGCTGCTCGAACGTGCCACGTTGACCCGTCGGGCATTATCAGTTTTTGTCGGCCATATGACCAACTAATTTCTGCACCAAACCGATCTTTTAAAATTGGTGCCAAGTACGAAAAGAAAGCGGTTGCCAAATCAAGTTTGTGCGCGGTACTAATCACCGTTACTGGTTTGCCTCTTTCCTTGCCTTGGGTTGCTAGAAACCAGCCAAGGTAAGCGGCGTTCATAGTTGTCTTACCATTTTGGCGCGCAACCGAAACTAAGTTAACCCGGTGCAACCAATCCCCGTTTGCTTCACGCGCCGTAATTCCATGCAAAACATGTAGTTGCCATGGCATTAAGTCCACGCCTAACACCTCATTAGCAAAGTACCCAATCTCGGTTGCAGCCGATTGGTGACCGCTGTGAGTGGTCGTTTCTAGTCTTGGCTGGTTGTGGCCAGTTAGAGCCAGTCCGTCGTTATTGGGGAATATACGAAATATGTCTTGCGGGCTCTTCT